AACAATCACGTTCGTACAACGCACGGATAACTACGCCGCCATTCAGACCCTGACCGACCTTGAGGTTCAAACGGGCGACACCGTCACCATTTCAGGCGTCGCAACCACAGGATTCAACGCCACCGCAGTAGTCATCTCCACAGAGCCGTACTACTTCGAAGGCACCACGCAAGAGGGCGAATTGTTGTTCGACTACGACATTCCCCGCCCAAACCAAATCGTTTACGCCAACACCGGCACAGACGTGGCCTACGGCGCGTCATCTGGCACTTTGACCTACACACAATCTGTGTCGTGGATCATCGCGTCAGATGTGTTGTCGTGGCTCGGTATTGACGTGGCAACCGCCAACGACACCGCATTTGTCACCGTTTGTGTAAACGCCAGCAACGCTTGGTGCTACCGCAAACGCCGTGAAGCTGGCTACATTGACTCAATGACCACGGTGCCTAGCGCCGACGTCAAACTAGCGACAATCATGTATGCCGCCACGTGTTATCGTGAACGTGGATCTGTGGATTCGTTTGCGTCGTTTGACGCTATGGGTTCGTTCCCTGTGCCGTCTACGTTGGGTCGTATTATGCAGCTGCTTGGTTGTGGTAGGGCGCAGGTTGCGTAATGCCAGCATCGGGTATTCTTGTTGATTCTGTAAACGCTGTGAAAACGGCGTTAACGAACCTTGGCCTTGTGCCGATTACTGATCCACGCAACGCTCGTCCGTTGTCTGTGCTTATTGAATTGCCCAGTGTGTCGGCGTATACATACAACGTCGGCGACATTGAGCTACGCCTACGCGTTTTGGCACCTCCCCCCGGTAACCAAGACGCGGGCGATTATCTAATGACCATCGCTGACCAGATCATGAACTCACCCATCGCGGTGACAGATTTACGACCTGGTTTAGCGACCGTCGGCGGCCAAGAGCTTCCGACCTATGACCTAACCGTCGCAATTGCAGTCCAAAGGAGTTAACAATGCCTGCATCATCAACGTTCCTCTCGAACGCAACTATCAACATCACACAGGGTGCCACGACCTACACCAGCATCGGCGCTAACGCGAACCAGTGCACAATCACGGTCGGTCAGGCACCACTCGACATCACCGCCTTCGGAGACAACGGCACCATCCAACGTGGCGGCTTGCAAACCGTCGACGTGAGTATCACGTTTTTCTTGTCATACGGCGGCAGTGGCGCAACCTCAGAAGTTGAGACAGCGCTTGCGGCAATGGTCGGCCAAGGCAACACCACACTGGTGATCAGCCCTTCTGGCACAACCGAAGGTCCAGCCAACCCCGAGTACACCATCACCAACACGATGCTGGCTAACTTCACACCAATCAACTCCACCGTGGGTGAGATTGCGACAGTTACCGCCAACTTCACCGGTGGCACTTGGTCACGCGACATCACGCCGCCATAAACAACTGTTAACAGTGGGAGAAACACATGAAATTAAAACTGCAGGTCACTGAACGCGAAAACGTTTACACCGTCACCACGAACCTCGGTGTCATCGTCGCGTGGGAGCGCAAGTTCAAGCGCAAAGCTTCACAACTCGGCGACGGTATCGGAGTGGAAGATCTAGCGTTCATGGCATGGGAATGTTGCAAACAAAACAGCATCCCCGTGCCGATGATTTTTGACGAATACGTCAAGCAGCTCGAAAACATCGAAGTGGTGGACACAGACCCTGTAAACCCTACGAACGAGGCACATACATCTACGCCCTAGCGTCACAGCTGGTGCAAACAGGGTATTGGCCTCCAGAAATCCCATACGATTTAGATGTGCTGGTAACAGTGCTCAAAGTCGCCGAAGACATCAAGAAGGAGTCCTAATGCCATACAAAGCAGACATGGAACTCGTCGGCGTCCGCGAAACCATCCGATCGTTAAACAAAGTCGAGCCGGGTCTTCGTAAACAGTTCGTAGCCGAAGCACGTCAAATCGCCCAGCCCGCTATCCAATCTGTGCAATCTGGCTACACCCGAGTGCCGCTTTCAGGTATGTCACGCAAATGGTCACAAAACGGTCGCCAGTTGTTTCCGTTTACAGTTGCTAAAGCCAAGCGTGGTGTGCAACTCAAAGTAGACACAGATCGTCGCGCCACCGCCATCATCAGCATCGTCCAAAAAGACCAAGCCACCGCAATCTTTGAAACCGCAGGCCGACGCAACGCCAACCCACTCGAGCGCTCACTCGGGCAACTTTCGCCCGGGCGTACACGCATCATCGGCCCCGCTGTTTACAGAGCACGTCCACTTATGGAGCGTGAGATGCTTGACGCCATCAAGAAAGCCATGGCGCGCGTACAGAAAGAACTCAACTAATGCTCGGCATACCCATCGTTACGCAATTCAACGGCGACGGCATCAAGAAAGCCATCAAATCCTTTAAGCAACTCGAGTCCGCTTCGGACAAAGTCAAGTTCGTCCTCAAAGCTGGCGCTGTCGCAGGCGTGGCGGCTTTTGCTGCTATCGGTGCAGCTGCATTCCAAGCAGGTCAAGCGTTAGCTGGTTTTGCTCGCATGGCTGCCGAAGACCAAAAGTCTCAAAAGCAGTTAGAGCTGTCAATCAAGGCATCAACTAAAGCGACTGATGCTCAGATTCAAGCCGTAAACGACTGGATTGACACGACCCAGCGCGCTACCGGTATTGCCGACGACGAACTCCGTCCGGCCTACGCCCGCATCATCAGATCAACACGAGACTTCGAAAAAGCCCAGCGTCTGCTTCGTCTGGCATTAGATGTCAGTGCCGCCACTGGAAAGCCGTTACAAGCCGTTACAGAGGCTCTGAGCCGTGCCTACGACGGTACTAATACCGCAATTGGTCGCCTCGGTCTTGGCTATGACAAAGCCAAGTTGAAAGCGATGGACTTTAACGACATTCAGACAGATCTTGAAAAGCGTTTCAGCGGGTCAGCGCTGAAAAACGCTCAAACGTTTGAGGGCACAATGGCTCGCTTCCGCATCACGATGGATGAGCTTAAAGAAACGCTTGGCTCGGCAATTTTGCCATACCTACAACGATTGGCCGATTTTGCAATTCAAATCGCTGACGCCTTTGGTCGAAAAGGTCTTGCGGGCGCTTTCGCAGAACTGAAGTTCATTTTGCAAACCCTCTTATATGACGAAAACGGCGCGCTTAACCAAGCAGGGCAAACCCTGAACGATTTAGTCAATAATGTCAACACTTTGGGTCGCATTATTAACTTCATTCCAGACATTGTTAACAGAGTGCCAAACGTTCTACTGGCTGCAAGTAACACAAGTTACGATTTGCCGACAGTTGGGCAAGTAGGTGGTTTTGCACCGTCAATTAACCCCGGTTCTTTGCGCGGTATTCGTGGGCAAAATGCTGGAATTAACATCACGGTGCAGACCGGTATCGGCGATCCAATTGCCATCGGTCGACAAGTCGCAAATGTGCTGAACCAGTACGAACGCCGTAACGGTGGCCGATAATGCCGTACCCCACCCCAATCGTTGAAATAGCGTTTACAGACGGCCCCTATGTTGTTAGTCCAACATGGACAGACGTCACCGCTTATGTTCGCAGCATGGAAATCAGCCGTGGCACAAGCGACGACTGGAACTGGGTTGCAGACGGCTCAGCCAACGTCGTGCTTTCAAACCGTGACCGTCGCTTTGACCCATTCAACGCCACAGGGCCCTACTTCGGCAACCTTTTACCCCGACGCCAAATCCGCATCCGCGCCACCAGTGGCGGCACCACCTACGACGTGTTCCGTGGTTTTATCGCTGGCTGGCCACCAGAGTGGACTGACGCAGGTTACGACTCGACTGTAACCCTGTCGTGTTTTGACGCGTTGCAGCTACTTGGGTCATCGTCGCTACCGGCTGACTGGTCACGCGATTACATCATTGGCACGAACCCACGCCATTACTACCCCTTAGACGAGCCAGTCATTTCTTATTCAACGACACAACGGTTTAAGGACTACGGCAATTTTCCAATTGACTTAGTACCGGCTACAGGCGTAGTGAGCGGATCACAAGTCGCTGAAGGGTTAGCAAGCAACTCTGTTTCGGCAATTGGGACTGGTGCCTCAACTGGTTTACGCACAGCCATAGCGGCCACAAGTTTTACGGTCAGTTGTTGGGCTGTTTTTGGCGACGGCAACTTGCAAGGCCACATCGGAATTACCGAATGGGCAATGGGCTTTATTCCGGGTATTGACAATTATGTCATTCGAGTTGGCGACAGTGGCACCGTTCGCACATGGGTCGCCAACATTGACATTGACCTTTCTGCCCCGCACTTTTATTTGTTTACATACAACTCAATTACTAAAGGTATTGAAATGTATGTCGACGGCGTCTTTGTAAACAGCACTATGACAAGCACGGCAACCGCAACGCCAACATTTGAAAGCGTCACAATTGTAAACGGCGTTTTTCAACAAGTATGCGTCTGGACATACGGATTGCCGTTAGGCATTATCCAAAACATTTACAACTACTCCAAAGCTTTATTTGAAGAAACGACGTCAAGCCGCATCAGCAGAATTATTAGTGAAACACCGTTCAGCGCTTCACTCGTTAGCAGTCCAGCCAGTCCCGCTTCTACCCTGCTAGACATCACCGACAACGCACCGACCGCATCCAGTGAACTAGGTCGCGTAGCCGAATCAGAATTTGCCCCGCTGTTTGTGAGCAAAGCCGGCACAATTACTCAGTTCCAGCAGAACCAAATACGCACCCAGACCCGCAGCATTGTTACGCAAGCAATTTATGGTGGCGCTGGTTTGCCAATCGGCACGGTAGTGCAGCTGCAATACGACGGCGACTCAATGCGTAACGTCGCAAACGTTGAGATGAGTGGTGGCGGCGTTTACATTACCGCTAACACGCTAAGCGTAAACACTTTTGGAGAGGCCGAACAGTTTGTTTCTACTCAGGTTTCCAACTTGTCTGATGCTGTTGACATTGGCAACCTTGTCCAATCATGGGGAGGCAATGTTTACGCCAAAGCGTCACCCGTGCAGGTTGTGTTATCACCAGATCAATTTTGGGGTTCCACTCTCGCCTTAGAACTTTGGGACAGGTTTATGCTGAATGTAGCGCCACGAACAGGCTCTGCCATTAACGTCCCGATGTTGCTAACGCGCGTAAATCACAGCGTTACCCCTGAACGCTGGTCAACAACACTTGAAGGTTCAGCGCGCTGGGCTGCAATTTTTATCCTCGATCAAAGTCTTTTAGACGGAACAGATTTACTAACTTAGGAGCATTATGGCTACCCCTACTAATCTTCCCCCCGCCGAAGTTGCTTTCACGCCGTTGGCTGCGTCATGGCTTAACGATTTGCGTGGGGCATTCCGCATTTTGCAAGTGGTACAAACCAGCCACGCGACTGAAACCGTAACCACTAGCACCGCATACATTTCCACAGGTTTAACGGCAACAATCACACCTCAAAGCACGACATCACGTGTACTGGCATTTGTGACGATGCCAACCGAAAAAACAACCGCATCAGTATTTAGTGGTGCGTTTGTCGGGTTGTTTCGAGGTGGTGTAGGTGGCTCAATTTTAATTGAAAATTTGTTATACAGCGAACAACAAATTGTCAGCACACTTGCAATGAACTGGCTGGACTCACCAAACACAACAAGTGCGCAGACCTATACCGTTGGCATTAAGACAAATTCCGCAGCGGTAACGGTGAAATCCTGCCCTATCGGGATGCGAGCCAGTCTTGTTTTATGTGAGGTTTCGGCATGATTCAAAATAGTCCTATGACCCAGCTTTTAATTGACAAAGGTTGTCAAAATTGGGCTTTAACGAATGAAGTTTTAATTGTCTGGGATAACGAAGAAGACCCACCAGCGCCGCTGACACGACCTGCCTACCAAGAGGCCACATCGGGAGACGAACAAGATGCGTCGACTCCTGATTCCCCTAGCGACCCTGCTTAGCGCTTTCATCGGATCACAGGTCAGCGCGTCCAGCGGACGCACGTTTACCTGCTGGGAGTCAAACACGTCATCATGGCCGATGACCCAGCCACAAGCCCACGCCGACGCTGGGCTGTTCCCACGCTGGTCGGACTGTCTTGCTTGGCGTAATGGCGACCCGGGCCCTGACTACATCTGGTCATACGGTCAACCCAACACAGTGCCCACAACCACTACAGAAGCGCCTACAACGACCGTAGAGCCGACCACGACAACCGAAGCCGCCACGACTACCACGCTGGCACCGACGGAAACTCAAGTTGCGACAACCACCACAGAAGCGACGAGCACAACAACAACACCGTCGCCAACCTCCACCAGTGCTCCCACAACCACTTACCAGCCGACAACTAGCGCCCCGATACCTAGCACGACGCAAACCACAGCAATTGTTAACGAAACCACAACATCTGTTGCCACAACCAGCACCATACCCGAAACCACCACCACGACCGTTCCAAGCGACCCACGCATCCGTCAAGCAGCTGCCGTCATCGGCGGTGAACTAGCACCGGGCGTCACACCACGACAAGCACAAACCGTGCTCGTCATCTCAATGGTCACCACGGCCATATCAACTCGAAGGAACAACAAATGAAAGAAGAACTTAAAGCGTTACCGCTGACCCTGCTCGGGTCGTGGTACGTCATCATCACCCTCGGCGGGTCTACACGATCTGCAGCAATCTGGGGCACAGCAATCGCACTTGCTTTACACTTAGCACTAGCAGCAATCTCAAAGGATTCAGAATGAAACTCACAACCGTCATTGCCCGCATACTCGCAGTATTCGGCACATCTGCACTCTCCGCCCTCGCTGGCGGTGCCATTCTCGGCGTCGACCTAGCCAAAGCTGCTGGTATGGCTGGCTTCATGGCAACAGCACAAGTACTCGAGAAGGTACTCCGCGCCTACTACGAAGACGGCGTCCTCACGAAGGAAGAATTAGATAACGCGCTCGGAGGCAAAAAGTGATTCTGTCCACCGCTCAATACTCAGTCGACGGCACCCCAATCAAAATCGTCGCGGCCAACGAAGTAGGCCGTCACGTTTACATCAACTGCACTACCAACAGCGACTTCTACATTGGGCCAACCAACAGCGTCAGTAGCACAACAGGCTTCTTCGTGGCCAAGACCGCCGCAGACCTGATGATCCAAATGGACGCCAACGACGAACTCTGGGCCGTCACACCCAGCGGAACCCACACCGTCTCAGTACTACAGGTAACCCTCTAATGCCACGCAAATACCCCTTCTACCCATCATGGAACGGACGCAAAGCATCACCCGTACTCGAGCAATTCGTTCGCAACATGGGTGCCCGCTGGAAGTTCAAAAACCTCGGCATCTACGCAAACCGCCCAATGCGCAACTCCGAAAACCTATCCGTCCACGCAACAGGCTGGGCCTGCGACATCGGCTACACAGACCGCAAAGTAGCCGTGGCGGCATGGGACTGGCTTATCGCTCACACGAAAGAGCTGCGCATCGCTGAGATTCACGACTACGCCTACAAAGACCCAAAACAAACCAAAGCGTGGGGTCGTGGCTATCGATGCTCCCGTGGCGAAGGCGTCAAAGGCGTCAAGATTTTTACTGCCAATGACAACGCTGGTTCACCCGGCGGTAAATGGCTACATGTCGAAATTGAAAACACATGGAAGTCCGCTGAGGAGTTCCAAGCCGCTTGGAAGGCTATTCCTCGGCCATAAAACGCCGTCGTTCCGCTTGGACACGGTGACGGCTAGAGGGTGGGGGTGTTGGTTTCTCCCCGCTCCCACCCTCGCCCTCCACAATGCTTGACACACCGTTTACGATTGTTTACAGTCACGGTGTCGCCAAGGACAAAGGAGAAACAATGACAAACTTTGACGACCTGCCATTGTTCCGCAACACAGATCCAGACGGTTCTGTAAACGGAGCGAAACACATCAAACCCAAGCGCACCAGCCAAGCCATGCGCCTACTGGCTATCTACGCCGAGAACCCCATCATGGGCCTTACAGACGAAGAGGCATCATCACAGGCTGGCATCCTGCACGGCTGGAAACGCTGCTCAGACCTTCGCAGACTCGGCCTTATTGAAGATGCCGCCACGATGCGTCAAACCTCGTCAGGGGTGCTGGCTATGGTCTGCCGTATCACCCAACAGGGTTTGGAGTTGCTGAAATGAGAGTTGCGTTAAACATTTTGTGGACTGGCATCACGTTCGGTGTCATCCTGCTCGGCGTCAAGCTGTGCATTGAGCTGTATCACGAGCGTGACGAGTGATACCTGTTTACGGCTGGCTTCCGTTATGGTCGGAAGATAGGAAAATATTGGTGCAGGTGTTTACATCTGCTGAAGGCCTGATCGAGCGAGTGACCGTTAATCACAGACTGTCGCCAACCTCGCCGTGGGGGCCGTCTATTGAGGTCACAGAGGATTGTTTAAACGAATCATGTGCCTAGCACTTATTACTACCGCATTATCCGTTTCTAGCGCCGACGCAGCCCAAGGTGCGTGTCCACAGTGGGAACCGTTGTTTCGTAAACACGGTTTACCCGCAAAGACGTTCAGCAAGATTGCATGGCGAGAATCCAGGTGCAATCCTAAAAGCGTGTCCGCTGTCCGTAAGTCGACCGGTCGCCCAGATGTTGGGCTACTTCAGATTCAAGGCAGTTGGTCTACAGTGACGCAGCAGATCTGTAACGTCCCGCGTAAACAAGTCGTGGCGGCGTTAACAGATGCGTCGTGTAATGTCAGGGTCGCTCGATACCTGTACGACAACGGTGGTCTAGGCCACTGGCGTGTTTCATCGGGCAAGTAAACAACTGTAAACATTGGGGAGAAACAATGAAAACAAAAGTAGTGGCCTTCAGAGTCACACAAGAGGAATACGACGGACTGGTGTTTAACGCTGGCTGCCGCAAAATGAAAGTCAGCGATTTTGTCATTGCGTGTTTACGCCAAGACATTGACCTGTCAATTCAGGCGCTCAAGCATGAGCAAAAGCGTTTACAGGCAAAAGCCAAGCGCGACGCAAAGAAAGCAGCAGCTAATGGCCTTCACTGACGAACAACTAGCCCAGCGTTTACGCAACCTAGCCACAGACGCAGAACTATCCGGTAACTACGTCGCACACAAATGGCTCAGCGAAGCAGCTGCTCGACTGATGGAACTAGCCAACGCGTGGCACCCCAGCATGGGCGTTTCAGACGGCGTCACCATCAGCGGATGGGAATCACCCCACCACCAAGCCTTCATGCGCGTTGTAGACGACATTCTTGGCAAGGCCGACTAATGGGTTTCAACCTAGACGACTACGAACCAGTGGCGGCACGACATTCACGCTGGCTCGCCGACCACCCCACAGGGCGCACCATCACTCACATGGTTTCAGTGCCAGGCGCTGACGTTTGTGTGATCCGTGCAGAACTATGGCTAGATGATGTTTGTGTGGCTACTGGCTACGCCGAAGAAGTACGCGGTGCAGGCAATGTGAACAGAACTAGCCACGTTGAGAACTGTGAAACCTCAGCTGTGGGCCGCGCTTTGGCTAATGCTGGCTATGCGGGTTCGGATGTAAACAAACGGCCGTCTCGAGAAGAAATGAGCAAGGTGCAGCGCATGACGACCGGTACCGATAAACGTTTGCCAGAGGTCAAAATTACCCAGCCCGAAGGCGTGGCGTCAGAAAAGCAGATCAACTACATAAAGTCGTTGCTCAAGGCTGGCGGTCATCCACGGCCCAGCAACCTTGACAGCATCACTAAAGGCGAAGCGTCAGCGATGGTTGACGCATTGAAGAACGGCACATATGCCCCGCCTGTAAACGACGAGGAGCCGTTCTGATGGATGCCGCCACTGCTCGAGACATGATTGAGGATTTGCAGCTGGAGATTGCTGAATTGCGTGAACGCATCAGGCAGTTAGAGGCTGAGCGCGACCAATGGCAAAACAAAGCGGTTAGCAATGGCTGAGTTTGTGCAGTTCGTGTTCGGTGTGTCTGTCGTGTTTACATGCGGTGTGTGGTTCGGAGCGAGCCTTGGCCGCTAACGACGTGTCCGAGCGGATTTGGCAGGAACAGGTGGAGACGCTGGCCCGCATGAACGGCTGGCAAGTGTTCCACCCATCCCCGCATCAAGTACGCAAAGGCGTATGGCGAAGCGACGGTGCCGGCTTCCCAGATTTAGTGCTAGCCCACAAAGACCGTGGACTTATCTTTGCCGAGTTAAAGACTGAGCGCGGGAAGGTCAGCCCAGCACAAAAACTATGGGCACTTAACATTCTTCCCCACGCAGAGTGGTACCTGTGGCGGCCCAGCCAGTTGCAGCTCATTGCTGAGCGCCTTGGAAGTAAACAGGCTATAGTCCCCCCCAAGTCCTAGAGGGATAGAGGTTCACGCACTACCTGCCGCTCTAGGCACATTCGACAACTGAATACGCTGGTCGCTAACTTGCATGAGTCTGTTAGCGGGCAACTGTGGAACCACATACGGAGTCCGTCTGCAAGTCACAGCCAGCATTCATGGCGGTACCACGGTTGCATGTGGCGGCGCATTAACACACGGGAACGTGGGTAGATCACCAATGCCCCATAAAGGTGTTTACGGTGAAGCAGCGTACGAACGACATAAACGCGAACGGTGACGGCCCTACATGGATTCAAACGGCGACCGGTGGAGACAAACCACGAACGGCGGGAGGGACACCAACCGAGTACTCACACACATTCACGGCAGCAACCGCAGGCGAAGCCAAGGGCGCTAGCAACAAACACAAAGTTAGATAAAGTCACACCATGTCCAGACGCCCAACACCCGAGTTCACCCGCAACCGCAAAACAGTCCTAGAAGGCGGGCCCATGTGCCACTGGTGCAAACGCGTGGCGGCAACAGACGCAGACCACCTCATACCCTTCGACGCAGGCGGCACAGACGACATCAGCAACCTCGTACCAGCCTGTAAACAATGCAACAGCAAACGCGGCGCAATTTACGTCAACCAAAAGCGCGCCATACAACAACAACGCCGCAACGAAGCACTAGGCGTAAACAAAACCGCGCCCGCAAAAACTTTTTTTGTAAACGAAACGCCGAAGCCCCCGACCCTTCTTTTCTCTATCTCCAACGAAAACGAACCGGTTCGGTCCGGGTCTTCCCTGATCTCGGGCAATGCTTCTGAGTTTGGGCAGAATGAGCCGAGATTGGAGACGCCGACTACTGGGGGTCAAAGTTTTGGGCCTCAGATTGCAGAGTGGTCGGAGCGTCATCTAGGCAGGACTTTGTTTCCGTGGCAGGTTCACGCTTTAACCGGTGCGTTTACGCATGACGACCAGCTGCGCTTCACGCATTCGAAGGCTTTGGTTAGTGCTGCACGTCAGAACGGCAAGACCACGATGAACGCGGCGATTGTGGGGTGGGCTTTGTCGGAGTTGCCACGCATTTGGGGCAGACCTGTCCGCATCATGTCTTCTGCCCACGAACTTGGCTTGGCGACTGAAGTGTTTGAAGAGTTGCGGGAAATCTTTGAGTTGTGGGAAGAGCAAGAGCTGTGCAAGGTGACGTGGGCTTACGGCCGCCACCAGGTCAAAATGTCGGACGGTTCTGTTTACGCAGTGAAGTCTGCGACTGGTAAAAAACACGGCGGGACGTGGGATCTGTTGCTGTTGGACGAAGTGTGGGCTATGTCTGAGGCGACCATCTTTGGTGCTTTGTTGCCGTCACAGATTGCGGTGCCCAGCCCGTTGTGTTGGATGACTTCCACCGCCGGCGACGAATCGAGTCGCGCTATGTCTAAGTTGCGGGAGCAGGGTCTTGGTCTGATTGACTCGGGTGAGCAGGGCGACCTGTACATGGCCGAGTGGTCGCTCCCGTCTGGCGTAGATCCGTTAGACCAGTCGTATTGGGGCTACCCCAACCCAAGCCTGGGAAGAACTATCACGGTCAAAGGTTTACAAGCGGCAGCTGCAGCACCCGACCGCAACCAGTTCCTTCGAGCGCACTGCAACCTCTGGGTGGCGGCAGCGTCATCTTGGCTACCGGTCGGATTGTGGAACCAGCGCGTCGCCGATGACTTGACCCATGACGGCGGGCCGTCCGTGCTGGCGGTTGACTCAGCGGTTGACGACTCGAAGTACGTCGCTGTGTGGGGACGCAAAAACACCAGCGGAGAAATCGTCGCAAGCATCAGGTTTACAACCGAATCACTGCATGAGCTGTGGGAGCAGATAGCCAAGGCGCTTGATGCTGATTCGAAACTGACGCTGGCTATTACGCCGTCGCTGGCGGTGCACACCCCAGAAAAATACTTGCGCCGTAAACAGGAGTGGGGCTACGGCGAGTTGTTGAAGTGGACTGGCATCTGTCGCTCGCTAATTGGTGAGGGCAAAATTAAGCACGACGGTGGAGAAATGCTTGCCGAGCACATCGCCCGCGCCGTTTTGGTTCGCGCACAAAACACGATTGTCGTCTCGAGCCAGCGTTCGCCCGGTCCTATTGAGGCTTGCCGTTGTTTGATTGCCGCCACAGTCATGGTCAGTCGCCCCACGTCATCTGGTCGGGTGGCGTTTGGGGTTTCTGCGTGAGTTACTTGCAAATGCAACAAACCTGTGCGAGACTCCAAGCACATGGGTATTTTCTCACGCAAAGTTGAAACGGCGCACTTCGCTAGCGCCCCTGTGAAGGCTGCCGCTGGTGCAGCCAACATCGGCAACTTCCTCTACTACCAAACCGGTACCGATGAGATGAAAGCGCTGTCGGTTCCGACCGTCAGCCGAAGCCGTGACCTCATCGCAGGCCTCATCGGTTCGCTCGAATTGAAGCACTACCAAAAAGTGTGGAATTCCATCGAAGAGGAATACAACGAGGTATACCTCCCGCTCGAGCCTTGGATGGAACGACCAGATCCAAAAGTCTCACGCTCATTCTTCTATGTAAACATCTTCAGCGACCTGTTCTTCTACGGCGTCGCCTACGCCTACATCACCAAGCGTTACGCCCCGCAAGGTGGCGGCTCACAAGGTTTTCCTGCAGCGTTTACATGGCTACCAGCTGCAAACATTTCCAGCACCGAGCAGACCGGTATCCCACAGTTCTACGGCCCAAGCAACGAACTTGAGTTTAACGGTCAACCGTTGGACGTCAGCAACGTGGTGCAGTTCATTAGTCCTATTGAGGGCATCTTGAAGGTTGGCGCTCGCGCAATCAACACCAGCATCTGGCTAGATCAGGCTGCAGACCGCTACGCCCAGCTTGAAACCGTGCCCGGCTATTTGCAGCAGGTTGACGGTGAAGACCTGTCTGGTGAAGACCTTGGTTCGCTTGCATCAGCGTGGGCTCAGGCTCGTAAACAGAACGCTATCGGTGCGCTATCTCGCCAAGTCGAGTTCCGTGAATACAAGCAAAACCCACAGGACGTGATTAGTGATCAGCGCAAGTATCAGGCTCTTGAAATGGCTCGCCTGTGCAACATTCCTGCTTATCTTGTCTCGGCTCCGACTGAGGGTGCGTCGATGACATACCAGAACGCTCAGCAGGCCCGACAAGACCTGTACCTGTTCGGCGCTCGCATCTACCTTGACTGCATTGAGCAGACCCTGTCCGCGGACAACATCCTGCCGCGCGGTCGCTATGTCGAGTTCAACATGGAAGATTACGCGGGCGAAGTTGCTGAAGACACCGCCCGCTCTAACGAAATGGAAGACGCATGATCCAGTTTGTTGCCGTACCAGTCACCCTTGACGCCGCTGCAGGTGAGGACAGCCCCCGCACCATCACGGGTGTGGCTGTTCCTTGGGACACGCCTGCAACGGTGTCAAGTGGCGAGTCAGTCATGTTCAAGCGTGGCGCGTTTGATGTAAACGCAAAGCCAGCGAAGCTCATTGAAGGACACGACATGAGCAAAATGCTGGGCGTTGTTAGCGAACTAGTCGAAGCAGAAGACGGCCTGTTGTTTACAGCAAAGTTCGCTAAGACCCGCTATGCCGACGAAGTTATTGAGTTAGTCAAGGCTGGCGCATACGACGCCGTATCCGTCGGTGCAATACCGGTCAAGTTTAAGTACGACAAAAACGGCACGATGGTGGTTTCCAAGGCCAACCTCATGGAACTGTCAGTCGTACCTTATGGGGCTTACGAATCAGCCCTGATCACAGAAATCGCTGCCTCACAACCCGAAGAGGATGAGGCTGTCGAACCCCAACCCGACATTCCTGAGGAGGAAACAATGTCACAAGAAACCCCAGCGGTTGAGGCTTCGGCTGAAATCGTTCCAACAGCACCAATCGTTTTTGCATCCGCAAAGCGTGAAGTCAAACTGCCAACAGCAGCCGAATACATCGCAGCAGCAATGCTCGGTGGCGACGCATGGCACGAAATGTCAGCAGCTCTCAAGGCCGCAGCACCAGACGTAGTCACCAGCGACACTCCAGGTATCTTGCCACTGCCAATCGTCCAGCCTGTTTACAACAACTTCCGCGGACTCCGTCCAGTTGTCGACGCAATCGGCCCCAAGGCAATGCCAGGTGGCGGCAAGGTGTTCATTCGCCCAGAAGTCACCACACACGTTTCCATGGCTGCACAGTCTGCAGAAAACGCAGCACTCCAGTCCGGCACTTTTGTCGTGTCAGAGAACCAGGTCACAAAAGGCACCTACGGTGGGTACGTGAATTTGTCCCTACAAGACCTTGAGTGGTCCCAACCCGAAGTTTTGCAGCTCATCCTCGACGACATGGGACGCATCTACGCAAACACCACCGACAACGTCGCAGCAGACAACCTGCTTGCAGGCGTTACACAGTCGGCAGTGTTGACAGATCCAACCAGCCCATCAGAATGGGTCGCTGACATTTTCGCAGCTGCTTCAACAATCTTGAGCAACTCAAACGGCAATTTGCCAACGCACTTGTTCTTGTCACCAAACATGTGGGCATCGCTCGGTCAGTTGGTAGACACCGCTGGTCGTCCATTGTTCCCACAAGTTGGCCCAATGAACGCTTTCGGCACAGTGCAGGCAGGCGCAACCGAAGCAGTTGCTTTCGGCCTTCGCGTTGTCGTTGACCGCAACTTCGCAGCAGACACCGTCATCGTTGGTGACGCATCCGGCTTCGAAATCTTTGAACAGCAAAAGGGTGCCCTCAGCCTCGAGTCGCCGTCGACATTGTCACGCACACTGTCGTTCCACGGCTACTTTGCAACGCTGATGATTGACAACACCAAGTTCGTCAAACTCACATAATCGCTGGTTACTAGGTAAGGGAGAGGGTCTGAAATGGCTGTTGCAACAGTTCAACACGTTCGACGCGTAGACAACTACGCAGCCATTCAGACTCTCACCGACCTCGAAGTCCAGCCAGGCGACTCAATCACCGTCGCCTCAGTCGCAACCACAGGCTTCAACGCCACAGCAGTCGTCATCTCCACTGAGCAGTACTTCCTCGAAGGCAGAGACCAAGAGGGCTACCTCGTATTTGACTACGACATCCCAAAACCAAACCAGATCATCTACGCCAACACCGGCGACGACCTTGTTTACACAGCCGTCACCGCAGGCACCGTCACCTACACACAAACCGTGTCATGGATCGTGGCGGCCGATGTTTTGGCGTGGCTGGGTATTGACGTGGCGACCGCCAACGACACCGCCTTCGTAACGACTTGTGTAAACGCCAGCAATGCTTGGTGCTACCGCAAACGCCGTGAAGCTGGCTACATTGACTCAATGACCACGGTGCCTAGCGCCGACGTCAAACTAGCGACAATCATGTATGCCGCCACGTGTTATCGTGAACGTGGATCTGTGG